GAAGCGGAACACCGGATCGGGCATCACGGGCGGCAGATCACCTTCCGCGACTTCCGCGTAGCTGGCGCTTGAGATCAACAACTCAATGACGCCATAGTCGCGATCAAGGCGGATGTCCACAAGCCGGGCGTCTTCCGGTAGGGGATTGGCGACCACCTCAACGGCTTGCGGCCCACGCGTCAAGTAAAGATTCAGCAAGAAGATATCAGAGATTTGGAGACGTTGGAGACGGCGCGTCACGGTGGGTCTCCTTCAGGGGAGTTGAAAGCCGGTTTGTCCGCTTGCTGTCCGAGTTACGCAGCGACAGTTTGATAGGCATTGCGTTTCGCCCTGCCCGGGCCAGGTGGGCATATCGTCCGGTCGATAAGGCGAGCGGCTGGCGATCGAGGGGCAATCCGAGCAGGATGCGGCGCCGTCATCGAGCAGCCAATAAATGAGCGTTGTCTCCGGCGGCAGGGTCAGCCCCCACGTCTGGTTCGCGGTGCCGACGAGCCTGCCGGCGTAGAGGGACGCCCGCTGCTGCGCGGCGCCCAGCCTGAAATTCCCCTCGGCGTCGAGGTAGCGGTCATCCTCCAGGTCGGACACGAAGCCGGCGAGGAACTCGGCCTCGTGGTCAACGATGGTCCGAGCGAAGCGCCGGTCATCCTCCTCGAGCGGGGCGAGGTCGCCGGCGTGGTGGCGGCCGATGACGACGGCTTCGATGTGGGCTTCCTCGAGGTGTGCTGCCATAAGATCGCCAAACTGGCGCGGTCCGATCTCGCCTGCGGCCACCTGGCCGACGAGGGCGCGGAGCTGCTCCAAGGTGTCGGCGTGGAGGGCGAGGAACTGCTCATGGGAGGTTGCCATGAAGATCGTTCTATCGCCAACCGTCACCAATGATGCCGCTTATTGGGAGGGCATCCAGTACTGGAAAGAATGGTGCCTGGCCTATCTGGATCTTTGCGTGCGCTATGCCCTCTTCACTCGAGGCAGTCGGACCAGGCGGCCAGGCGGCGCCGGGTGATCGCCAGGTATTCCGGGTTCAGCTCGATCGAGACGGCCGAGCGGTTGTGCTTGAGGGCGACGAGGGCCACGGTCCCGGCGCCGCCGAAGGGATCGAGCGCCGTCGCGGGGATCGGGTCGCCGGCGTTGCAGGTGCAGGTGGGCTGCCAGCCGACCTCCTGCCGCTCCCTATAGGTATTGGGATAGACGGTCTCGACCTTGCCCCCCGGCCGTGACCAGGCGGAGAGCGAATCGTCTCGCTTGACGGGCGTCACCAGATCGCGAAGCGGCTTGCCATCCTCGCGCCGGAGTTCGCCCTTCTCCACCACCCGCACCCAGCCCGCCCCACACGCCGGGCAGACGCCCCTGGCGCTCGTGCCGGCGAGGAGACATGGTTCCACGAGTGCTTCAGGAAAAACCGCGAAGTGCCCTTCGGGGAAGGGTTGCGGCGTGATCTCCCAGACGGTGCGGCGGTTGCGGCGGCCAGTATCTAGCCAGAGACGGTTCTCGCCTTCGTTGCCCGTCACCAAGCCGAAAGAGCCACGTCCATTGTCTGCTTGCGTGGCCTTCGACCAATTCGCGATTCCCTTCTGGCGTTGCCGTGCGAAGCCGGACGTTCCTTCCGAATCTTCTCGGATCGCCTCGGCATCATAGAAGTAGGTTGGTCGCTTGGCAAGCAGGAAGAGATACTCATGGCTGCGGGTCGGCCGGTCGGTGACGCTTTCCGGCATCGGATTCGGCTTCGAGTAAATGATGTCGGAGCGCAGATACCACCCCTCCGCTTGCAGCGCGAACGCGAGCCGCCAGGGGACGCCCATGAGGTCTTTCGGCTTGAGGCCGGTGCCGTCGAAGGCCGCATGGAACTCTGGCCGCCGGTTCTGGCTAAAGCCATTCGTCCAGCCATTCGTATCGGAGGCGGGCGGCTCCCCCTTCATCCGGGCGTTCTTGTCGCCCCAATAACCGGCGTAAGAATCCCCCATGTTGAGGAACAGTGTGCCATCGTCCCGCAGCACTCTCCAGACCTGGCGAAACACACCGACCATGGTCTCCAGATACTCGGCCAGCGAGCCTTCCAGCCCGATCTGCCGATCGACACGCCGGGCGCCGCAGTGGCCGCAGAGGTCGCGGAACTGGGTGACGCGGGTATTCTCCTGCTTCTTCTCGCCGGGCGCGTTCCCCCAACGCTCGTTGAAGCCGACGTTGAGGTTCTGCACCTGCTCGACATGATCGCAGCCCGGCTCCCCGCCCTCCCACTCCCCCGTTCCGTAATCGCGAAGCCCGAAGTATGGCGGCGAGGTGATGACGCAGTGCACCGACTGCGCCGGCAGTTCTGCCAGCACCTCGCGGCAATCCCCGAGGAGGAGCCGGGCCTTCGGGCCGCCGGCGTATTCGAGCGGGAGACGCGGGAGGGTGGAGGGTTTCATAGGAGCAGGTTCGGCAGTCGTGCCGGCCGTCCCTACGCCTCCCGACCGTTCCCGTTCCGCTCGGCGAGTTCCCGCCGCTCGCGCCACTTCCGGGCGATGTCCTGCCGCACGCTCGCCGCCTGGCGCTGCTCCTCCTCGCGGTCCTGCGGGTTGCCGCCGCGAGCCTGATCTCCCACCGCCCCACTGCTGCTGCTGTTTTGGGGATAGAGGGAGTCGCCGTCACGGACGGGATCGAGCCCGACCTGGGCGCGTGCTTCATTGACCGAAAGCCAAGGTCCGCCGACGGCCTTGGTCAGGCGGTCGTGTAGCTTGTCCATGTCTTCTGCCAGGGCCCGAACCTTGCTGTAGTCGCGGCCGAGCCGGATGCCGGGCCGGTAGCCCGACATCTGCGGCATAAGCTGGAGGGTGAGCTGGCTGTCGAAGATCCCCTGGAGCGGCATGAGCACCTGTTCATAAGTGCCCTCACGCGCCTGCTCCATGTTCGCGTAAGTCTTACTATCCGAAGGCAAGCCGATCAACATCGGGTCGATCCCGAGCGCCGAGAGGATGCGCGGGGTCGGCATCCGGGCGATCTTGTCCAGCGCCATCTGCTCGGGGCTGAAGCCCAGGTTCTGCACGTCCACCGGGAGCGACGGGATCATGACATCGCCCCGGTTGTCACCCGTGAAGAGGTCGCGGAACAGTTCCTTCATGCGGGCGGCCACCTCGGGCGGGATCGGCTCGTCAGCGTCTTTGGGACTGATGATCGCGCCAGGCACGCCCATATTCCGGAGAATGCTCGCCGTGTAGGTCTGCGCCTCGTTATCGGTGCAGATGGCCCGGAGTTCCGCCGCGAGCGGCGAGAGGCCGCGCAGGTAGTTCGCCGGGTCCGTGCCATTCTGGAAATGGATGACGTCTTCGACCTTCAAGGGGATCGTCTCGCCGTCCCGCCGGTAGTCGTACCGGGTCCGGTAAACGGAGCCGTCTTTGCTGCCGATCGGCGTCATGAGATGGTGGGGGATGTAGATCAAGCCGACCGGGACACCGGCGCCGGAGCGCTCCACACTCCAGTAAGCATTACCGTCCGCGCACCAGGAGAGGAGCGTCGACATCCACAATACGCTCGCGTCATACCAGCGGTTCGGCTGCGCGAGCAGATCGGTTAGCGGGTGCGGCTTAAGCTGCTCCTCTTCGTCACCGACGCGCTCATAGACGACGTGGGGGGCGTCCTGCCAGTTGCGCGCGAGCCACTGGGTTGCAGACCAGACCGGTCCCGATAGGTAGAGCGGGCCGGCATCTCTCCGGTAGTCATAGCGGGCGCCCGGCAGAATCGGGAAGGTGCCACCGAGCCAGGAGCCGCTGCCCCATGACGCCGTTCTATTCGTCGGGAAGCGGAATCGCTTGAGGCCGGCGAGCCCCCGGCCGATCCGTGTTAGTCCGTTCATTCGGCGTGAAAGAGCCCTTTAAGTAGGAGGAGGAGGGCGACGGTGAACAGGAAGGTGACATCCAGGGTCAGTCATCGCGGGTGCCGCCGAGAATCCAGAGCATGATGAACCAGAGCGCGAGCAGCACGGCGCCGACAAAGAGGATGCCGCCGGCACAGGCGAGCCAGTATAAGAAAACGTCGAAGGGACCGATCACGCGACCGTCCAGGTCCGCTTCCCAGCGAGCTTGTTGAACGCCAGAGCGCAGGCGTCTACCTGGTCATCATGGCGACCGGCCGGAAAGACGATGAACTCCTCGATGAAGACCTGGTTCCACGTCGCCTTGAGCAGCTTGACGTTTCCGGCCTCAAGCTGCGCCGCGAGCGGCATGGCGCGGGTCACTTTGTCCCCGGTGGTCCGTTCGGCGCGAATGGTAAAGCCCTGGAGCAGGCGCACGAGGGATGCCGTCACGCTCTTGCCGGAGGAGCCAGGCTCCTCTTCCACCCAGACCGCCGTGGCAGTGCCATCCATCTGCGCCGTCGTGAGGATGATCTGGTCGCGGGCGTGAGGGGTCCAACGGCCGCGAATGACATCCTCCACGTAGAAAAAGCCTTTCGCTGACTTGGCGAGCTTCACGCCGCAGGTCCAGTCCCCCTCCTCGGTCGCCGCCAGATCCCAGGCCCGCACTCGCTGCACGCTTCCCCCTCCGGTCTACTCGAGCGGCATGGCGTCCACCAGGGTCAGCCATTCCCGTTGAAAGATGGCTCCCGAGCGCGGCGCCGGCCTCTGTTGGAGTTGCCCGGCAGCCCGAAGCGGCGTCAGGTCTGCCATCAGGCGCTCGATCTCGACGTCCCCGAAGCGCCCCGGGTCGAGCAGTTCGCCGTCTCGGGTGCGCGGATCCACGAAGCCGAGGGCGGTCTTGCTCTTGTAAGGGTGATCGGGCTCATAGCGCGCCGGCAGGCAGAGGTGGTCATAGGTTCCCTTGGCGATGACGTGGCCGCAGAGATCCTCCTCGTGGACCCGCTGCGCGATGATAACGCGGGCAACGGTCTGCGGATTGTTGCCGCGTGTCGACATCGCCGCGTCCCACCAGTTGAGCACCTCGCCGCGTTGGACGTCCGACTCGGCCGCCATGACGTTATGCGGATCGTCACACAGAAGCACATCTCCGCCGCTTCCTGTCACCTGCCCGCCAACCGAGGTAGAGAGCCGGTAGCCGCCGGCGGAGTTATCGAATTGGATCTTGGCGTTTTGATCCTCCATCATCCGAAACCGATCGCCCCAGCGGGATTGATACCAGGCGGAGGAGATGAGCCGCCGACACTTCACCGAGTCGCGAATGGCGAGGTTCTGGGCGTAGGAGGAGCAGAGCCACCGGGCCGCCGGCTTGTGGATCCAGACCCACGCCGGCCACATCACCGAAGCGATGGTGCTTTTGGCGCTCCGAGGCGGGATGTTGATAACCAGGTTGCGGATCCGACCTGCCGTGACGGCTGCCAGGTGATCGCAGATCGCCTCGAGGTGCCAGCCGGGCACGAAGGGGTCGGGGTCCACCTGGGGCCATGCCTGGCAGACGAACTCATAGAGGTTCCTCTCCGCCAGTTCCGTTTCGACCGTTTCCAGCAGCCTGGGCAGATCCCGCAAGGACACGCTTAATTTCGCGGAGCTGTTCCGTCGAATAGGTGCGGAGATCGACTGAGATCGGGCCGCCATCCTTTCCTGCTACCTCCACCCGCTCCGTCCGCGCCCAATCCTCGGGCCGGCGTCGTTCCAGCCACCACGCCGCCGCCTGCCAGGTGCCGGCCTGCGCCGCCTTGCGGACGACAAGGGTATTGGCCGCTACCGCTTCACTCTCCGCTTTTTCTACCTGGCTCCTAAAACTCTCACTAGATGCCTGATAGCGGTAGAGCGTGCTTTCCCCGACGCCACACGCCGCCGCCGCGTCTTTCTTCGGCACGCCAGCCTGCAAGAGTTGCAAGAGCCGATGCTCCACCTCCGCCGTAATCGCCGGCGGTCGGCCGCCTTTACCTGCCATCGTCAACCTGCGTCACGCCCGGCGGGGTCTGAACACCCATCGGGCATCCTGCTGCTGCTGTTTTTAGGATAGGGGGGGGGGAGGGAAAGCTCACGTCAGCCGCCTCGCGGTCTCTCCGGTGGCCGCCTCGTATCTCGCCAGGCAGACATCGGCATATCTGGCGTCGATCTCGCAGCCATAGGCCACCCGACCGGTGGATTGGCAGGCGAGGATCGTTGAGCCCGAGCCGAGGAACGGGTCGTATACCAGATCACCAGGTCGGGAGGAGTTCTTGACCATCGTCTCGATGAGGGCAACGGGTTTCATGGTCGGGTGCTGCTCGCTTGCCTTCGGGCGCGGCACCTCGAAGACGCTATCGTGAGTGCGGTCATCGGTGAAGTAATGAGCGCCTGGGAGCCAGCCGTAGAGAATGTTTTCGTGGCGGAAGTGGTAATCACCGCGCCCGAGCACAAACTGATCCTTGATCCACACGAGTTGCCAGCGATATTGAAAGCCGATCCCTGCCACTGCCGCGATGAAATGCGGCAGTAGCGTGCCCGCCGGGCACGCTACATAGCAACCGGCTCCCGGCTCTCCGTATTCTGCCGCGAGCTGGAGTGCCTCCTGTGCCAGACGTTCGGTAGCCGCTTCGGAAGCGTGGTCACCGCCCATCTCGACTTCGCTTCGCCGGCCGCCGTCTGCCTCATTCAGAAACGCATTCTTGTCCGCGTAGGAAACCCCGTAGGGGGGATCGGTCCACACCAGCCGCAGCCGCTTGCCGTCGAACAGCCGGCCGACGCCCTCCGCATCCGTGCAGTCACCCACCCAAATCTTGTGCTTGCCTAATTGCCAGAGTTCGCCCGGCTGACAGCGTGTCTCTATCGCCTCCGGTATGACGTCGGGGTCGGCGCCCTCGACCAGGCCGGAAGGGGTCTCCAGCCCGCGCAGCAGCGCCTCCAGCTCATCCCCGGTCCAGAGCGCCGAGAGGTCGATCTCCTGGGCAAGCGCCGCGTCGATCTCGGCAGGGTTCCACTCGAGGTCTAACTCACCCGCACGATTGTCAAAAAACGCCAGCTTGCGCGTGGCCGGCTCATCGAGGTCCAGATCGGTGCGCTGCACCGCGACGAGGCGGCTGCCATCCGTCTCCACGATGATCGCCTCGGCGAGCCCAGCCGCCATCGCCTGCTCGGTCGCTTTATTCCCAGCGATCAGTTTCCGGTTGCGGTCGATCAGCACCGACCGGCCGGCGCCGAACTCCTCCAGGCTCTTCCGGAGCACCTCACGACCGCGCTCGGTGCCGAGATTGGCGTTCGCAGAATCGGGCAAGAGCGAACTGAGGGGAACGATTTCTGCCATAGCGCAAGAAAAACACCCCCACCGTAAGCCGGTGGAGGCGTCAGGACACAAAGGATAGGGAGAGTATGGGCCGGATGAAAGCGTAAAGCAAGAGCCCGTTCGGCTGCTTTCGGGGCAATGGAGGAGGACGGATTGGTCTGCGCTCTTTACCCGCCGACTTCAGCGGAGGCGCAACAGGCCGCATAGAGCTGGCCGAGGTCCCGCAGAAAACGGTAAGGATGCCGGATCAGATCGTCTGGGTGCTCACCCACCAGCCGGCTGCGAAAGCGGACCGGCTCCCGATCCACGACACCCCATCGCTCGGGATAGATATGCAGGCCGGGGTTCGTCGGCGTGACGTTCCGGACACAGGCCAGGAGCATCTTCGCCTGCCGGCGATGCTCGACGGCAAGATCCCGCCGGGAGCGTCGGAGGAGCAGGCTCGCCTCGAACGCGAGCACCCGCACCCGCCTGGCGCCGACCGTCTCGCCGAGGAGTTCGGTCAGCTCCCGTCCGATCTGTCGCCAGGGGCAGCCCGACACAACCAGGAGGGCCGTTTCGGCCTGGTCCCGGTAGAGACCGGCCTCCTCGCACATCGCGGCGAGCCATGGAATGGCCCGCCACTGCACTCCTGCTTGTTCGGCGACAAACCGCATCCTGTACCAAGGATAGCACGGCGCGGGCTATTATGCCAAGGTTACGAGCAAGTCTTTCCGCTGGTGGCGGCCGGGAGTGCTGGAGATACGCCACCTGCTGTCAGCTCGTAGAGAGATTCTGGACTGCTTTCCCGACCGCCAGGCGGCCTGTGGGAGTTGCACCCACCCCGCAGGAGCGCGGCAAGACCATGACGCTCTCCCGGGAACTATTGGCCGCATGAAGTAGTCGGTGAGGGCAAGCGGGGCTCGACGTCAGGGCCGCGCGGCGAGCGTTCCCCTACCGCGAAATAGGCCCGCCATGCTACTCGACCGACTGGGGGCATGGTATCGGGAGAGGCAGGGAAAGTCAAGAGAGGGATAGGTCGAAACACGCTCATCGCCGCTCACATAACTGTCAATTTCGGAAGTTGACTTTTTCCTGATGAGTGGGCGCCGGGGGCCAGCTCGTCCGAATACCCCCGGCGCCTGGTTCCGCCCGTCCAGTCGCGGGCAGGTTCGGCAGCCGTCGTCCCTCCTCCTCCCTGCAACTCCCGAACGTTTTCCTGGCTCCAACCGGGTACTGCTGCTGCTGTTTTGGGGATAGAGAGGAGAGGGAAAAAGGCGCAGATTCTTTTCCTCACTACTCGGTATTTCGTTGACATTCCCCCGGATCTGAGGTAATATATATTCAGTAGACAATCAGACGCCCGACGACAAGGAGAACGAGAGATGCCGCTCCCGAAGCACATTCCGCAGCCCGTATATCGCAAGCCGAACCAGACTCCCCTTCCGATCTGGGCATGCCACAGCTACAGTACGCCAGAGGAGAAGAAGGCCCGCGCCGAGCGAATGAAGGCCGAGGGCGAGCGCCTCCATCGGGAAGGATGGTTCAAGTAAGACAGAAGTGCATTCGTGACCCGCCCGGAGGGGCTGCCCCCCTCCCCTGCCCCACAAGGAGACCGAGAGATGAGAGTGACACGAGCGGACCAGGTGCGAATTGACGAGCGGACAGACGTGCGGGAGGTGATCGACGCCGAGGTTGACGCGGAGTGTCTGGAGGAGTTGACCTGGCGCGTTGAGCATGGGCAGGCGCACCTGGATCCGGGGCTGATGGGCTGGTGGCCATATACGCACACGCTGACGCTCGCTGACGGAACGACCTATCACGCGACTGTGGAGAACTAGCGCCATGACTACCGCCCAACGCCGACAGGATGGGATCGTTTACGAGGGCAAGCGCGGCTCCCTCCCCGGAGAGATTTGGGTCTGGTTCACGGCGCCCCGGTTCCGGGGCATTCGCGTGCCACTACCGCTGCGCCTCGACCTGTTCAATCACTCGCCCCTCGGCTACGAATGGGGCTATCTCGGCTCCGGACCATCGCAGCTCGCCCTCGCGATCCTAGCCCATGCCACGAAGAGCGATAAGAAAGCAATGCTACTGCACCACGACTTCAAAGAGGCGTTCATCGCCGGCATCTCCCGGGAGGTCGGGAGCGAGTGGCGGATCACCCGGCAGGAAGTGCTCGCCTGGGTCGCGAAGCAGGAAGCGGCAGCAGAGGAGACGCCATGACGCAGGCGGAGGCGACGGCGCGCTATGGCGAGGTCCACGCGACCCGGCTCTTCGTGGAGGGTATCGGGAAGAATGCCGTGCCCGGACAACCGCCCAAGCCGGCGATGCGCGCTGGGGACCGGGTGCGCCGCGTCAAGGGCGGTCCGGAGGGGCTCGTTCTCTCCGTCTTCCTCACCGTCTACGGGCGGCAGCGCTGGACGGCGCGGGTCCGGTGGGCGAAGACCCTCACCGGCGGCCGGCGTCTCGGGACGGGAACGACGTCCATTGTCAGCGCCATGCGCTGCGACCAGCTCATCACGCTCGCGTGGGGACCGGCGTGGCCGCATACGCAGGAGACGCCATGACACTCGCCGAGGCGAAGGCTAGCGGCGCCGTCTTCGCCCTACTGGCCGACTATGAGGGCGAGGAGACGGAAGCCGCGATCCACGCCGAGGCGGTCGTGCGCCGGCCGAGCGACGGCGAGACGCGCCTCTTCTCCGTTCTTTGGGAGGGCCGGTATGTCGGCGCTCTCTGGTTCCCACGCCCCGCACCTGAGGAGAAATCCGATGCCGATACAAAATGAAGACCAGATCCGCGATGCCAGGATCGAGCCAGAATTCTCCCGCGACGATCCCGACCCGGGAACCATGTGCGACCTGCTCTCCGCGATCTCGGAATGGGCCGGCGGCGACGCGGCAGCGCAGCAGACATTCCGCTACCTCTTCCGCGACCGGCTGAACGCCGCCGGCTTCTACACGCGCGGGAGCGTGCCTGACGATGCGCCCATCGATGACCCGTTCTCCTGACGCCGCGAAGCTGGCTCGCCTCGAGCGGGCGATGACCGAAGGGCCGGCGATGACGTTCCGCCGGCTCTCGCCCGGCGTCTGGGAGGTCCGGAGCCCCTCCGGGACCACCTACCACGTCAGCCAGGGCGGCTGCTGTTCCTGTCCGGATTCGCTCTTCCGAGCGGGGCCGGCGCAGACGCCATGCAAGCACAGGATCGCGCTCGCCCTCCACCTCCTCGCGACTGGTCAGGTATAGCCCGGGATCTCCCGAAAATAGCCCCAACTTTCTGCTCATTCCTCTCGGTATTTCGTTGACACTAGTGCCTGGATCGGGTATACTGAGTATAGTAAACAATCACACGAAAGCCTGGAGGGAGACAAGATGGACATCGGAACGCGAGTAAAACGGAAGAGTTCAGAACACCTCGGAACCATCATTGGAAAGAGCAGCGCCCTTCCCGAAAAACGGCGAGTGGAGTTCTGGAACCCCGAGCCGCGATGGGATTTTGACGTAGAGACCTTCTGGGTCCACATAGACGACCTGGAACCCGTCGAGTAAGCAGCCCCCCGAGGCCGGGGACCTCCCGGCCTCCCACCCGAGCGCAGCGCGAAAGAGACGAGGGAGACAATGGAAAACCGCACATTCGATCAAGACAGCCGGATCAGCAGAGCCCTCGGAACCGTCCTTCCCGACTACCAGTTCACGCCGCACAACCCCGGCGAGTGGATCGTGGAGAGCCCGGAGGGGAACTGCTACCTGGTGAACGAGACGACTTGCACCTGCCCGGACGCCCTGTATCGCGCCGGAGAGGCCGGGGGCAAGTGCAAGCACCAAATCGCGCTCGGGCACAAACTGCTGGCCGACGGGATCCTGCCGGCGCCGAAGGTGACGACGCCGGCCCGGCGTCAGTATACGCCGGAGGAAGAAGCCGCCATCGAGCGCATTTTTACCTGGTAGAGACCAATGCACGCCCCTCCCCGGCCGGGAGGGGCAGAAAGAACGAGGGAGACGATGGAAGCACCAAAGATCGGCGGGAACGGGGAACGATACCTCTTCGTGAGGACAAAGACCGGGAAGAAGATCCATCTAGCGTCAGCAGGATCCTCCGTCTGTCGGTGTGGCCACTGGCTGAAGACGTCGAGCCGAAACCGCGAGGTGAGCCCACAGAGAGTGGAATCACAGCACCTCTGCGAAAACTGCTGGACCCCGGCCACGCAGACGGACGCCAAGGCATGGACACGATGACGAAGCAGCAGATTTATCGGACGTCGGACGGTCGCAACGGCGGTGAGGATGCCTGCCGGGCGTGGGGCTACTGCTACCAGGAGACGCATCAGGTGGTCGTCTTCCAGAATGTGCAGCCGCAGGGCTCCTGCGAATGCCGGTGGCCGGTCTGCGACAAGCACGCGAAGGCGTTCTATTTCCGGCACCTGGGCGTGCCGGTTCACTTTGAGCCGAAGGACGGATAGAGACGCCGCGCCCCTCCCCTACCGGGAGGGGCAGAAAGAGCGAGGGAGACGATGAACGGAGCGATTCTTTTGGCAACCTGCGATCGCTGTGGGGCTAATCAGCACCGAGAGGCAATCCGTGAGAGCGGCACGTTCCTCTTCTGCGTCGATGAAGACGGCTGCGTGGCACGCCTTTCGGGCCGCAAGAATGCCGAATGGACGAAGAGGGCGAAAGAGGCCACGGAAGGTGAAATCTGCTCCGAAGCCATCGCCCATCTCGTCGGCGACGAGACCCTGTGGGAGGCGATCGTGCGGCTTGCGGGAGAACGGGACGCGGCGCGCCAACAGGTAAGCGAAGCCATCGACCTCCTCGGAGGAGTGATCGATGGCGATGACGTCATCACGGCGGCGGCGGTCTGGCTCGTCGATGCCGAACGAATCATCTTTCCCACCGCGTTCTGCGACATGAACCGCTGCCAGGAGCCCGCCACCGAGTTCTCCCCCGACGGCGTGGCCAAGTACTGCGCCCGACACTGGGCCGAGGTGACGAGAGAGCTAGGGTGAGGCAGCCATCCCAGCGTGTGGAGTTCTGGGCAGACGATGGCCGGACTCGCCCACAGCTCATCGAGATCCACTACTTTGACCCGGAGCAGGAGTTGACGGCCGCCGCCCGGGAACGCTGCCGGGAACTGACGGCGCTCCATGGCGGCATCATCGTCGCCCGGGACCGGGAGGGTATCCTCCTCGCGAGCGCGCAGGGGATCGCCGTAAACGGCACGAAGACATATCCGGAAGGGTAGGGGAAGACCGAGATACGGAGGGACCAATGGCACGACCGCTGCTGCTCGATTTTCGCGATGACGTCACCCTGCATTATGACATCGGCCGGCGTAAGATCCGGTCCTGGTTCGGCCCGAGGAGAAGCGATGCGCTCATGGTGCAGATCCACAACGGCGACCGCTCCCGGGATCTCCTCCTGCTCTTGACCGAGGGGCAGGCGGAATCACTGCTGCTGCTGTTATTGGAAACACTGCCGGAGGTGGGAACCGGGAACCGGGAGGATCTGCTGACGCAGGCCAGCATCGTGCTGAAACGGGAGGGGGGATAAGGATGGATCCGAAGTTTATCGTCTCGCTCCAAGGCCGCGAATATCCACTTTACGCGGGCATTCTGGCCGAAGCGCACGAGCGCGGACTAAAGGCAATCGAGGTGGAGATCGTCCAGATTCCAACGCAGGAGAATGAGCATACCGCCATCATGCGGGCGACGGTGATCATGCAAGATGGCGCTAGCTTCAGCGATTACGGCGATGCCAGCCCTCGCAACGTGAATAGCAAAATCGCCACCGCACTGTTACGAATGGCCTCGACCAGGGCCAAGGGGCGGGCGCTGCGGGACGCCGTCAATGTTGGACAGACCATGCTCGAGGAGTTGCCGGATCAGGAGGCTGCCGCCCCGCCTGGGAGCGCCAAGGAGCGCGCGAACGCCGCCCTGCTGGAAACCGCCGCCCGGAATCGGGAGCGCATGGCGAGCCTTCCGCAAACCGGCCGCCCGGGTCATGAGAACGGGAAAGCGAAAGCCACTGCCGCCGTTCAGGCCGCCGAAACGGAGACCGTGGCCGATCAGGTATCTACCCCCGCCGGCCCCGGCTTCGAGGCGTGGTATGAGGACCCCAAAGGCAAGCGGCTTCAACGTATCGCCATGATCTCCGCCTGCCGGTTCGATATCGGCCAGGCGGAAGACCTCGGCCTGACCGTCGAGGCAGTCGAGCCCGAAACGCTTGCGAACCGGGATCTGCACGAGTTCGGACGGGCGCTGCGCGCTTCGCTCAAGGCACAGAAAACCGCCCGAGAAGGAGGAGCCCCAGGGCCAGGATGAGCAGCCCACACGCCACTGCCAGACCCACCACCCAGGCGCGCAGGCGGATCTCACGCTCGCGCGCCGTCCGCTCTCTCTGCTCCGCCATCGTCCGACCCTCCGAGAGTTCCGGCAGCCGGCTCGCTTCCGCCTCCAGATAGCCGAGCCGGCTCGCCGCCGCCTCGTGCCGCGCCAGGAGCTCCCGGTAGAGCAAGAGCCACTCCGATGCCGGGTTCGGGACGGGCTCCGGCACGTCTTCCGGCTCGCGCTCCTCGGCCGGCAGCACCTCTCCCGGTAGCCGCACGCGCCACTGCCGGCCGGCCTTCGTCTCGACCTGCCACGCCTCGACCTGGCCGGCCCGGATCCGTTTCCGCAACGTCTTCTCGGACAGATCAAGGATCCGGCACGCCTCGCGAAAGTTGACTCCCTCCTCCGTCACTGCGCACCTCCGGGGAGATTTTCGGCAGGAAAGCACCCCAGTCCCTCGCGAACTTAAGTGCATGGACCCGACCGCGGAACAGAAGGCATGGCTCGAGGGGATGGAGCGGCTCGCCCAAGAGCAGCCGATGCAGACGTGGAGCCTGCTCACGGCGCTGCTGGAACAGTATGCCCTGAAGGTCCACGGCGAGACCGGCATGCCACCGGACGAGGCCGCCCGGCTCGTCACCGCCGGCCGGCGGATCGCGCAGGCGGCGCTGGGCGAATGGAAGCGGAGCGAGGCCCCGGCCCTCTCCATGCTCTGGGCGCTCTCCCTCCTCGCCGCTGCCCTCGAATCCCTCCTCCAGACCCCGGACGCACAGAGCCAGGCGCCCCGCGCTCTCCGCGAAGACAAGCCGCGCGCCCCGCGCCGGCGCCGCCGGGCCTAAAGGGGGGCGCAACGCGCGCGAACTGGAAAACGTCAATCATCGGCCTTCAGCCACGGGTTTTCATTCTCTGCGCACAGCACCTCTTTGCGAAGAACGGTCAGGTCTGGGTACAGTCGTGCCCGACTGGCAAGATGACACGCCACCTTCCGCGCCTCGTCCCGCTCTGCCATCAGACGCTGCGCATGCTGAAATAGTGTCTCGTCGGCGGCGCGGTCAGCAGCAAGCGCCATAAAATCCACCCTGGACATCGCGTCCGTGTCACTCATCGTCTCCCCTCCGCTTATACGTTGCGCGTTGTGCTTTCCCCCTCCCTCCACTACCCTCCCCGCATTGTGCCTTCCCCTTCCCTTCGGGATATACTTCAACCGAGAGAGCCTCTGCCGAACCGTATGGTGGGCTACCAGTCCATCGGCGGAACAGCAGCCTGTCTCGTCTCGGTAGTTTGTAGCGACTGGCTACTCGCTCGGTTAGCAGGATCGCTGCGTAGATGGGAGAAGACAAGTGCAACGCATGAAAGCCTCGATCGAGCGGCTGCGCCGGAGACTCCACCGGGAGATGGTTGCCCTGTGCCTGCTCTGTGGGATCGTCGGGTTTGCGACCGGCGCTCTGGCCGCGAACACGCTGCCCCACCGGCAGGAGGGCCGGCTCGTCGTCGGCCTGAAGAAACCGCTCACCCCGCTCATGATGCGGGATCTGAACCGGCTCTTCCCGGGCCGGGTGGTGAGCATGCCGACGAACGGAACCTACGTCCTGCTCCTGCTCTCCAAGGGCCAGACGCCGCTCCAGGTGCAGAAGAAGTCCCCCCTCATCCTCTTCGTCGAGCCCGAGATCACCATGGGTATTCCGGGGCCGGAGGGAAGCAGGATGCTCCTCATCGCATCCCCTGGTCCAGAAGAAGAGCGCTGAACTGCGGGTCGCGCGGAAAGGCCAATCCATGAGATACCGATTCTGGCCGTCGCTCCTGGGTCTGCTGTTCGCGATCCCGGTTGGGGCCGTGCCCCAGGCCCCGCTGTCCACCGGCCGGCTCATCGTGAAGTTTGCGGAGCCCCCGCCGCCCCAAAAGCTCCTCTCGCTCGCCATGCACCTCGGCGCGACCTACCTCAAGGGCGGCACCCAAACTCCCTACGTGCTCGTGAAAGCGACAGGGCGAGAGAGTCTCCACCGGGCGGTAGCGAAAGGGCGCATCGAATACGTTGAGCCGGAACTGGTCATGTCGAGCCCGGATGTGGGCATCCCAGGCCTGAAATCGCTGGCGCCGCCCCCCCGCCGACTGATCCTGCGCGCCCACGGGATCGGCGCTCCGGCCTCAGGCTACATGCCGGGGCACGCCTTCGCCTTAGAGGTCCAACCGTCAATCCCCACCGACCCGCTCTTTGGGAGGCAGTGGGGCTTTCAGGACAGCGGCTACGGATTACGGCTGCCGAGCGCCCGGCGCTATACACTCGGTCAGGGCGTTATCGTCGCCATCGTCGATACGGGCGTCAAGCAAAGCCTCTCCGATCTGGCGCGCACGGAGTTTTTGCCCGGTTACAATGCGATCACTTCCGGCACCGGGGCGCTCGACGATAACGGACACGGCACGCATATCGCCGGCACCATCGCGCAGTCCACCAACAACGGGCTGGGATGCGCGGGCATCGCCCCGGCCGCCCGCATCCTGCCGATCAAGGTCCTGAACGCGCAAGGGCTGGGCAGCAACTACACGATCGGGGTGGGAATCCGCTACGCCGTAGACCACGGCGCCCAGGTCATCAACTTGAGTATCGGGGGCGCCGCCTCCCAGACGCTCAAGGATGCCATAAACTACGCGCTGAACAAAGGAGTGACGGTGGTCTGCGCCGCCGGAAACGGCGGCACGGGCGCCCTCTCCTATCCGGCCCGCTATGCCGGCGTGATTGCGGTGGGAGCGAGCGATCAGAGCGGCGCCAAAGCGTCATTCTCGCAGTATGGCCCCGGTCTCTCGCTGCTCGCGCCCGGGAAAGACATCCTCCAGCAGACCTTCTCCAGGCAAACCGGGCAATCCGGCTACTACTACTACTCGGGCACGAGCATGGCGACCCCCTGCGTGGTGGGCACGGTGGCGCTCTTGAAATCGCTCTCCGCGTCGCTCTCACCCGTGGAGATCAAGAGCATCCTCACGGGAACGGCACGCGACGTGGGCGCCTCGGGATGGGACCAGATGACGGGAGCGGGTCTTCTCGACGCCGCCACCGCTTGCCTCCGGGTCTACCGTCCCGGTCCTGCGCCGATCCCTCCCGGCCCGACCCCGGCCCCTCCCGGTCCCGAGCCGATCCCCTTCCCGCCCGGTCCGCCCCAACCGGAGCCCGGCGCTCCCCCGCCACCGGACGCCGCTCCCGTGAATCCCGATGCGGTGCAGTCGAACCTGCTTTCACTCTTCAACGAAGAGCGAACCCGGGCGGGTCTTCAGCCGGTCGCGCTACACGCCGCGCTGACGGATGCGGCCCTACGGCACGCCACCGAGATGGAGGCACGGAACGTCCTCTCCCACACCGGGGCCAACGGCAGCAATCCCGGCCAACGGTTGACGCGCGCCGGCTACGCCTGGCGCACCTGGGGCGAGATCATCGCCATGGGTCAGCCGACGCCGCTCGCGGTGCTCTCTGCCTGGATGAACTCACCCGGCCACCGGGCCATCATCGTGGGCGCGGAGTTTCGAGAGGTGGGGATCGCGAAGGCGGGGGCTTACTGGTGCGCGACCTGGGGAGCACGGTGAGACGCTTTCTCTGGCTCTGGCTCGTCGGCCTGCTGCTGCTGTTGGGCTGGCTCTGGATCGTCCTGAAGGCGACGGTCTTCCGCGCTGGCGCGGCCGTTCCAAAGCCGAAGGAAGTCTGGATGACGGTGCCAGGCTATCCGGTGGGTGAGTTCAAAGAGCCGCCCGTCGCGATCCTCACCCAGGTTAACGGGAAGACCACGATTCGCCTCAAGCGGTTGGACGATCCGACGCAGACGCTCGAGGCTCCGGTCGAAGCACTCAAGCTGGTGGATATCTTCTCCCGGCAGACGAAGCTCGGCATCTGCACAGGAAAGACGGCGCTTCGCATCGGGAAGACGCGGCCCCGGAATCGCCGCTATTATTTCAACGCGAGAATAGCGTGTGCAGCCTATACCGCCGCGATCCTGAGGCATTGTGGCCGGCCTGGTGGCTCCTTTTCCGCGAGCGCCCAATACGCACAACTCCGCCGCCGAGGGGCAAAGGTCGTCTCTACCAAGATGAGCACCCGATACAACCCGTATCAAGCCTACCTGAAAAGCGGCGACTTCATTTTCTATCACAAGGCCGGCGGGCGTATCGGCCATGTGGAAATCTACGTGGGTAGCGGGAAAGTCTCCGGCACCTCCAGCTCGGCAGGGTATGTCGCCATCCGGCGAATTGGTAACAGGGGCTTCGCGAGGTGCAGTGTATTGCGGCTTTAAACAAAGGATAGTCTCCACACAGAGTAGAACTATATGCGTGAGGAGACTGCGAAAATGGCAAACATTCCCCTAGGCGGATGGCGTGGTGAGGGACGGTTCATTCAGGTGTCGGACCACAGACTCGGAGCATTGCCAACCCTGGAGTGGCGGATCAAGAAGTTTCAGCACGGATATGAACAGGTCATCCGAGCCGGATCCGAGGGATGGCGCTTTCCCCTGGCCCGCATCATCATGGCGCAGATCGTTAACCGGTCCTTGTTAAAAACGGAGCATGTTCATCACCGAGACGAAGATCCGCTCAACAACACGGACGAGAACCTGCTCCTGATGACGAAGGGGCAGCATATCGCGGAACATAACCGGCGCAATCGATCCTACGAACGAGCCGAGCAATCCGCGACAGAGAAACGTCGCTCCGATCCCGGCTGCGGCGCCTACCACAATCACAAAAATCGCTGGTCGGCCTACTTTCTGGGCAAATATCTCGGAATGTTTCCCACCCAGGAAGAGGCGGCAGCATGCTATCGAAAGGCGCTTGAGGAGGGGATCGACGCCGCCCGGGTCGTCAGGCGCGATCCGAACAACGAGAACAGGGGGCTGTATTTACAGCCCAGCGGGCGATGGCAAGCCCGGTTTCGTGCCCGAAGTCTCGGCACTTATGACACCAAGGATGAAGCCATCGCGGCCTATCGAAAGGCCGTCGCCGATCATGAGGCCAATCGAGAGCCAGGATAGGGGCTTCTCAAGGATGAGTGTGCTCCGGTTGTGATGACCCGGAACCTCCCGGGAAGGCGGAGGAACCCATGCGGCTGCCGGGCAACTTAACACCGGAAATCTGGTTCTTGCTCGTCCTGTGCCTCCTGCTGCTGCTGGTCTATTTACAGTTCATTCCGACGCTGTCGTGAACGAGTTATTCGATAGCATTATCAGCGGACTATTAGCCGGTTGGCTACTCCTGTTACTTTTGGCAGTTGCGGCGGCTCTGGCCGGGGCGGTCTGGATGATCGCCCGGCGGGGCCGCGAGGAGAACGAGATGTCGAATGCAGATTTTCGGGGCGGCGTGAAGAGCGGCGTGCTGGACGCCGAGGTGAAGGCCGGGGCCGGAACGGAGGGAGTTTCCGGCTCGCTGGACGTGGCGCTCAAGCCTGAGGTGCGGGATCTGGTCTCGGCGGCGTCGGGGATGCTGCTTGCGGGGCTCGCGGGACCGTGGGGACCGGCGGTGCTGGTGGCGGCCGGCGCGGGGCTCTGGCTCTACCGGAAGCAGAAGGCAAAATCCACGCCGCCGGGACCGGGCACGCCCGGACGCTGATGGGGGCACGGCGCCTGACGGAACGGCGCCGGGGCCGGCGCGCCAAGGAGCGTGGCGGCGACGAACGGCGCTGCACCTGGCACGTCGAGCCGGTAACGACGGATCTGTTCGCACCGCGTCCACCTGAGGGCACGGTGCGCATCGCCCGGAGGGGGGATCAAGTCCTCTGGGCCAGTGACGTCCCCGGCTTCTGGGAGTTCCGGGCCTTCCTGACGCCGGCGCTCTCGCGGCCGGGGGAAGGTCCGGTCTGGGCGATCAGAGGAGACGAGGAGATGCCACGGATCGCGAAGGCAAACGCGCTCTTGCAAGCGGAACGGCTCGAGGACGACATCGAGGCGCCGGGCCCCGGCGGCATTCCCATGACGATCGGGGCCAGCGGCGACTGGGCGACCTACGCCGAGACGCCGGACGGTGAGCTAATCTTCAAGGGGTTTCTGACGGATCTTGAGTATAGAGAAAAATGGGTGCGCGTCGAGGGCGGCCGGCTCATGGAGCGGCGCTAGGTTTGTAGCAGCCGCCCAACCCGGATCCGCAGCTCCGCGCCCGGGGTCATGTCTTCCCACTCCTCGCCAGCCGGCCAGGAGCGAACGCTGACATCCCATTTTCCCCTCTGAACCCGGCCGTATACGTCTTCCACCTCACAGTGCATCAAGAGCCCCCGCTCGTCCGGTTTGATCGAATAACGCCGGCAGAGGTCGGCCGCCGCGATGATGGCCGCGTTCCACTGGACGCGCGTCAAGGGGAACGGTCCCGGCGCGAACGGCTTCTCATTGGCGCCAGCCATCCCGCAGAGGGACAACCCGATACTCCCGGTGTTCAGCCCGCGCGTATGGGCCGCATAATCGCCGTCGGCGGTCGAGAGGTTGTCGGTGATCGCATGCTCGCCCCGGTGGACGTGACCGACCCGATTGACCAGGATATGGTAGGCTTCCAGATCCTCGGCAGAGGGAAAAGAAGCCCCCGCTGTCCAGTGGCAGACGATCCTCTTGATGCTACCCGCCGGGCAGGCCGGCATCCAATCTCCCGGGATCACTTTCGGCATGGTCGGTTCCCTCCCGTCCCATTCTAGCATTCGAGGGGAAGGTCGCGCAATCTTTCTCGTTTTCCAGGGCATTTTGTTGCCCGCAGGCCGATGGATGTGGTATCATGAGCATGAGGCAGCAGTCAATCAGACGCTTAAGGGAGGGCTCATGACGGAGGAGAACGACCAGCGACTCACAACCAAAGAGGCGGGGGTCCTGGTAGGGATGTCGGAACGGAACATGCGGATCAAGGCGAGCCGGGGGGAACTCCCCTCGATTTTCGGCCGGCGCTCCGACAGCCGGATGCCGGGCTACCTGATCCGGCGCGAGGATCTCGATGCCTGGGCGAAGGGGCGCGGGCTCAACGAGCCGTCTCGTCTGCCGGAGGAGCTGCACGATCATTGCTGCACGATGCGGGAGGCAGCGCGGGTGCTCTGTCTCCACCATCAGACGATCGAGCGGGCGATCTCGGAGGGCCGGATCCCGACTTACAAACAGGGCCGGCGCAAGCGCTCCCTGGTGAAGCTCGGGGACGTCGAGGCGTGGCGGCGCAGTAAACGCCAGGGCCCGGCTCGGATGAAGCCGTTAGTAGTCAACGAGGGGCTCGTGGCGGCATTGCTGGCGCAGCGACGGAACACCGCGCCCGACGCCGCGAGCCAGCCATAAAAAAAGGCCCGGCGCGCGGGGCGCCAGGGCCGCAACGAACAAACCATACAAATCCATTCTAACACGAAAGACCGGCTATTGTCCAGAGAGTTTTGCGGCTGCTTCCTGTAGGTTGCAGCCGTCAACAGGGAGTTTCGTCATGGGAGCAGGAATGAGGAACACCTCCGCTTTTTCAGCGGTATCGGGAAGGGGAGGGAATGGACGAACCATTTATCCGTCCGGAAATCTCCGGCGTGGAGTGCGTGGCGGTGCCACGCTGGCTGTTGGAGCGGCTCGGTTCGCTGGGCGACGAGCCGTTGCGGATCGTTCTGACATTTTTAGTCGCCGAGCATGCGGCGAAACAGGCAGGAGTTCCCGTGACCCTTGGGGAACTCGCAGAAAATGCGGGACTCAGTGTGGGTCGCACCTCCCTGGCGCTCCTCTCCCTCGTCCGCGAGGGGGTGGTTAGCGTCGAGGAGGAGCATCGGTTTGGGCTAGTGGCATTGCTGCCGCCGGCTGCCGAGCCTGGATAAGCAAGATGCCCAGAGGCGACCCAAACGGCACTCGAATCCTCACACCCGCAACGCGGCGGGCCTTTGCCCGTGAGGTCAACGGACTTATGGATATCCCTGCCTTGAAGACGGGGCACTTCCTGCTGATGGAAATGACGGCCGCCGGCTTCGTCCCGGTCGCTGCGTCCCTCGCCAACATCCAGTTCGCGACGGGGCTCTCTCTCTATAGTGTGCGCCGTTCGCTCGAGACGCTCGAGGATGCGCAGATCATCGCGCGGCGCCGGCGTATCGGACATGCGCAAACGGATCTCTACGCTCCGGGGACGGCGATCAACGGGCAGGCAAGCGACGAGGAGGAGATCGAGGTCCACGTTCGGGGTCCGACCATGTTAACAACCCCACGGCGTTCGCTGCGCCGTGGGGTTGTTATTCCGTTTGCTTGCCCCTTCAGCCGAGGAACGAAGCAGCCATTCGATTGTGTCCACCCAGATTGTAACAC